CTCCCGGGTGGCGAAGAGAAAGGCCGCCAGCCGCTCCAGATCGGAGCCGGCATCCAGCGGTGGCCTCCCCAGCAGGATCCTGTTGGCGCCGGCGATCGACTCGGTGGGCAGGCGCGGCGGAAGCTCGACCGGCGGGGGCGGCGGGACGACGAACCAGAGATTTTCGTAGCCCGCGCGCGCCACGCGTGCCGTGCCGAAGCCTCGCTCGGGCGTGAAGGGCTGCCTCAGGGGCCCTGTGAGATCCTCTCTGCGCACGGTCACGGAACCTTGAATAGCGGCGATCATTAGAAAGGATATCACAGTATCCTTTAATTTCCGACACCCTGTTCAAGCTTCGGGCCGGATCGCGAACGCCAGCCCTGCACCGGTCGCGACGCGGATGGCCGGCACAGGCCTGTCGAGCCGGCGCTTCCCACACGGGGCGGCGTAGACCCTCGTCTGCGATCGGCGGGACTTCGCGATGGACTGAAGTCCGCGGTGCTTGCATCGTCACACGGTAGCTGAAGTGGGGGTGGCATGTCTCGGGACGGATCCATCAGGCGCGGGCGCCAACACGCCGCGCCCTTGCACATCGATCGCCTGGACGAGGGCGGCACGGCACAGCTGCTGGCACCGTTGCAGGGCTCGCCCCATGGCGACCGCCATGACGAGGCCTGGTTGCAGCGTCTGATCGCCCGCTTTCCGCAGGTGCTGCCGATACAGGAGGTGGAAACGGGCTTCGCGCGGCTCGTGCCGGTCTGTCTGGAGTTGCCCACGCCCGCGGGCTACCCGGACAATTTCTTCATCACCGAGCGCGGCGACTTGGTGCTCGTGGAGTGCAAGCTCTGGCGCAATCCCGAGGCGCGTCGCGAGGTCGTCGCGCAGATCATCGACTACGCCCACGCCATGGCCTCCTGGACCTACTCCGACCTGGAGGCGGCCATCCAGCGAGCCGTCCCTGTAGAAGGAGAGCGGCCGCCCGTGAGGCTCTATGATCTGGTCGAGGAGCACAGCGACTTCGACGAAATGGCCTTCGTCGATGCCGTGTCCCGCAATCTGCGGCTCGGTCGCGTGCTGCTGCTGATCATTGGTGACGGGATCCGTGAGGGGGTCGAGAGCCTGGCCGACTACCTCCAGGTCCACGCCGGTTTCCATTTCACCCTGGGCCTGGTGGAGATGACCGTTTTTCAGCTACCGGCGGGTGGCTTCGTCGTCCAGCCGCGGGTGCTGGCGAGGACGGTCAACATTGAGCGCGGCATCGTACGACTTCTGGATCCCGGCTTGACGGTGCAGGCACCTCCCGCACTCACGCCCGAGAGTGCCGACGGGCGCCGCACGTCGATCTCCCAGGACCGGCTGATGGAAATTCTGTCAGACAAGGAGCCGGGGCTGCCGGCGGCGTTGTCGTCCTTCCTGGAGCGCGTGGCGGATCTGGGCGTCTATCTGGAGGCGGCCACCAAGTCGCTCCAGTTGCGATGGCAAGGCCCTGACGACCTCCTCTTCGCGCTGGGGGCGATCGACCAGGAGGCCAACTTCCAGAGCTACAACGTCAACTGGGCGGCTGACGGCGTTGGCCAGATCGAACTTGCGCACGCGTACTTGGGTGAGCTCGCCGGATTGCTGGGCGGTGAGGTCCGCAAGACGCCCAAGCCGACGCAATGGCATGTGGTGTTGAGCGGCACGATCGTGCCTAAGGCGATGGACTTGCTTTCGCGCGAGAGAGAATGGGCGACCGCCATCGAGAACTACACCGACAAGCTGATGAAGGCATTGGAATCGACCGGATGAATGCGGGAGCCCAGCCCGCCGGGGACGGGCGGGGACCGATCCGATCGGCCCCGGAGCGTTTCGGCCGGTTGAGCGCTCCAGGCGAGCATCCGCGGCGACCTGGCGGCGCTTCGCATCCCTGCAGCGGGCGTGGCGCTGCGGTTGGCGGCTCGCGGGAGGCCTGCTGAAGCAACCGGGAAACCTCACCAACCACCAACGACCAACTACCGGCCACCAACCACCAGGAACCGAAACACCCCGCATGGGCTTCGCCCTATTCAAGCGTGACGACCTGTCCACGCGGCCGCGTTTCGTTCCGCCGCTGGGGCAGGGTCGACGGGAACGGCCTGTCCCTCGCGTTCGCAGAGCGAGCCGGAGGCAGCTGCGGATGCGGGCAGTGAGCGCCATCGGGTGTCACTCGGCAGCGATCGCCTCACGCTTGTGAGAGGGCGCTGCCTGCCGGCTGCGCCGTTTCGCCTTGCGCGCCGTCGATTGCGGAATCTGGAGCAGCCGGCCGGGCTGCCGATCGCGAAGGAGATGCGAGAGGTCGACTCCGAAATCGAGTTGTTCCACCACCTCCACGGTGTCCATCGGCCGGTAGCCGTGGAAGTAGACCTCGTCGATCTCACCGGCCCCGGAGTGCCCCATGAGGCTCCGAGCCAGAAGCGTGTCCCCCTTGAAGCCCCGGGAGAGCGCGGTGCGGAAGGTGTGCCGCAGGGCGTGAAAATCGCGCGCCTCCTCATAGAGGCCGACGGCCTTGCGGTATTGCGTGAACCACTTGCTCACCTTCTCTGCTTCCTTGGCGATGTCCACCTGCTCCGGCGAGCCGAGGAACAGGTAGCTGTGCCCCGCTTTCTGAACGGCCTCCAGGAAATCCAGAAACCCGAGATCGACGAGCTTGCTGTGCAAGGGAATGGTCCGCTTGGCGTTTTCCGTCTTGCCTTCGGTCACGCGCACGGTCCAGGCCCCGGCCTCCCGATCGAAGGTCACGTCGGTGCAGCGCAGTGCGCAGATCTCGCCTTCGCGCATGCCCGTGTAGAGCGAGAGGAGCGGCGCCCAGAAGCGGATGTCCTCGTAGATCCACTCGCCCGGCTGCGAGCGGTAGTACTCGCTCTTCGAGCCCGTCCATTGGGGACTGCGAAAAAGGCCCTCCAGGGCCGAAGCGTCCCACAGCTTTCGGCGCTGGGCCTTGCGCTGCACCTCCCGCTTGGCGAAGAGTGCGCCCTTGAAGGGGTTGGGCAGGCCGTAGGCTCCGAGCTCGATCTTCCAGCCGAAGAAGTCCGAGAAGTAGGTCAGATGCCGGTTTACGGTCTTCGGTCCAATCGGCTCGGCGAAGCGTTCGGCCTCCTCGCGGGACAGGTTGGTGCGTCCCACCACGAGCTTCGCCCCGGTCTCCTGAAGCTTGCTCTCCAGCTCGCGCCGCACCTCGCTCGCCCGGTCCGCAGACAGCTCGCTGTAGTGGCCGCGGCCGCTCATCTTCGGCAGGTCGCAGAGTCGCGCCCTGAACTCGCGCGCGTCGGCCTTGTTGATCTCGGCGAAGGGCCGGTCGCCCATCAGCTGGCACCAGAGCTTGAGGGCGTAGACCGCCTGGTCGCGCGACTTGGTCGTCCAGGCGCGCTCGCGCATCTTGTGCTCGACGAAGCCCTCGAATGCTTCCGACAGCGTCTTGCGGGCCGCGGCCGAGGGCGAACTCGTCATGCTCAAGCCGGCGACGGGCTGCTGCCCTGTCAGCGGGTGGACGGCCGGATAGTAGCGGCCCTGCTCACGGTCGTATTCGATGTCGTGGGCAGCCGCCATCGACACGAGCGCCCCGCGCAGCAGCTGACGATACTCGCCAGGGTCGTCCGGCTTCGCGAGGCCGCGTGCCTCGAGCCGCTCTTTGACTGCCGGCTCGGCCATCCTCAGTCCATTGATCTTGAGCAGTGTGCGCGCTTCGAGACGGTTCCACTCCGGTGCGCTGAACTGAGAATCACCATGCGGGCCGAACCACTCCTCCTCCACCTCTTCCGCAAGGTAGCCCTCTGGGCGTGCCGTGCGGTTGATCTCGCCCACCTCGAGGATCTCGTGGAAGATGTCGAGAAGGATCTGATCGAGATCGGCTTTCGTCGGCGGTCGCTTTCCGGTCGCTGCCATGGTCTGAACCGACTCGTAGAGATCGTCGATGCGTGCCGACAGGCGCCGCGCGCGTCGGCGCGCGAGCTGCGGGCAGCGGGTGCCCAGCGACCTTACGAGTTGGGTCCTTGCCAGAAGCTTACCGACGGCGGCGGGCAGCCGTCGGCGCCAGTAGTACACGGCCTGCCGGCGAAAGAGATGCGGGTGCTGCGTTCCCATGGCCGTCCTCTCGCGAGCGGCCGGTCGGCGGGCTGTGCATCACCTGTGTGGCACGGCCTTGTGACACAGCCGCGGGGGCTGTGGCCGAAGAACGCTTGGTTTTCATGGGCTTACGGGAAGTGCTGGCTGGGGGACCTGGACTCGAACCAGGACTAGCGGAGTCAGAGTCCGCATCCGTTACTTGATATAGAAGGGATTTTTTCCCAACAGCACAGAAAGCGGGGCATGTTGAGTCAACGGGTTGCAGTCATTTTCCCAACTATTTCCGATGCTCTACATGCAAATTCTCCGGCTGCGCTCTTGCAACGAGAGGTGACTGCATTATCTTGGAAGTAGTTGGAGCGGGGAACGCCTCGGCGCTCGACCCGCTCCATCGTCCGATGTCTCACTGGCAGGCGGCTCGGACGGTACAGCGAATATAAGCACATTCGCATGTATCGACAAGCCCCCAAAGCCAGATCATCGGGCGCACATACCGCGCCCCCGAGGCCGTAGACCCCGCCGACCAAAGGGACCGGGCGGGCAACGCGAGGAACCAGAACGACTGCCGCCGTTAGTCGGCCCGCCAGCCTAGTGACCTGGCAGCCCGGGAATCTGCAGACCACCGCACGAGGACGGGCCAAGGACCCCCGACAATGCCGGCAGGTGATCGAAGATCGCAAAGAAGGACGGGGTAACCACGCCCCAGCCCCTGCAGGACCGCTTGCCTGGGACTGCCGGGGTGCCGCTAGGTGGCCGCAAGGCCAGCCCCCTGCCATGACGCGCGACAGCCTAACCCCGCGCGGCCGATCGGTGCGAGACCCACCGCGACGCAGGCTCAGGCAAGTTTGTTGAAGCGACGGCTCGTCCGAAAGGACAGACATCGCCAGGCAAAGGAGGTTCCCCTGCTTGGGCCTCCTTTGCCTGGCTTCCGGTCTGAACCGAAGGACAGTCCCCTTCATCGACCAGACGAAAAGCAGCAGCAGCAAGCAGGTGCAGCAAGCAGCATGGTGCAGACGCTCTCCAACCAGCAGTCTGAAGCACCATCGCACAGGCCTCTCCAGGTAGGTGCTGGCAGCCCTCTCCATCCTCCCCCCTCCATCACGCAACAATATTACGCATATGGCGTCGCGTCGATTGCGAGCGGTTCGCATCGTCGACATTCCTGCACACTTGCGCATATAGGCATGTGGTATTATTATACCGTCTGACGGTGAGCTTCCCGGCGGCGCGCCCTCGACCATGAACCACCTTGGCAGGGGCCATATGTCCGCCGCCTCGATCGCCGATCTTGCCGCTACCGCCTTCGACACCGTCGCCACTGCTCTGCCCGACGTTGTGCGCCCTTGCACGCTCAGCAGGGAGTACGACTGCGCGTTCGACCCCGGCAGCGGCATGGTGGTTTGCCAGACCATGTCCACGACCGGGCGCGTGATCTTCGACGTGACCCGCCCGACTGACGATATGTGGCCCGGCCTCGCCCCTGGCCCTCAGGACTTGCTCTGCTGGTTGGAAGGGTTGGAGTGGCCCCCGCAGGAAGCCGACGAGCTCACCCTGGACGATACCTCCCCGGCGGAGACCTACAGCGTGCAGCAGGTGGCCGACGTGGCCCTGTCATCCGGCGGCTATGCGGGTGCTGTCGTGCGGAGGGTGACGTGATGGTCCCAATGCTCGAAGTCCGTATTTCACAGGGGGCCGTGGGGGTTAGTTCTCTCTTCGCTCTCGCGACCTGGAACCGTTCCAGGGTGAGCCCATGAAGGCCTCGACGGCAGCGCTGCGCTTCCTGGGCGGGCTGGAGGTGCCTACGGGTCCCCTGGCCGGCCGCAAGTTGAAGCTGGCTCCCTTTCAGAAGCAGTTCGTGCGCGGCGCCCTCGACCCGGCAATCCGCATTGCCTGCCTGTCTGTCGGCCGAGGCAATGGGAAGTCGGCTCTTGCTGCCGGCCTCTCCCTGGGCGCGCTGCTGGGTGTCTGGGATCAGCAGCCGGGCCGCGAGGTGCTCGTGGGCGCGCGCACGCGAGACCAGGGCCGGCTAGTCTGGGATTTCGTGGTCGGGCTGGCGCGCTCGCTGCCGGAGGATCAGCAGCGGGCGCTCGTCTTCCGGCGCAGCCCTCGGCTGGAGGTTGAGTACGAGGGCGAGGGCGGAACGCACCTGCTGCGGGTGCTCTCGTCAGATGCGCGCAATGCCCTCGGCACGGCGCCGACCTTCGCCTTGATGGACGAGAGAGGCCATTGGGAGCGGGACAGCGGCGACGCGCTGGAGGCCTCGCTTCTCTCCGGCCTGGGCAAGCGCTCCGGCCGGGCCGTCATCATCAGCACCAGCGCCCCCGACGACAGCCACCCGTTCAGCAAGTGGCTGGACGAGCCGGCGGAAGGCATCTATCGCCAGGAGCATCGCCCCGCGCCCGGCCTGCCGGCAGACGATGCCGAGTCCCTGCTGCTGGCGAACCCCGGCGCGGCTCACGGCATCGGTGCGAGCCTGGAGTGGTTGCAGGCCGAGGGCCGCCGCGCCATTGCCCGCGGTGGCAGCACCCTGACCAGCTTCCGCCTCTACAACCGCAATGAGCGCGTGTCAGCCGAGACCCGCGACCTGCTGCTGACCGTCGACCAGTGGCTGTCCTGCGAGACAGCCGACCTTCCGCCCCGCGCCGGGCCGGTGGTGATCGGCATCGACCTCGGCGGCTCCGCCAGCATGTCGGCAGCGAGCTACTACTGGCCCGAGACCGGCCGGCTGGAGGCGCGCGGCTGGTTCCCGTCGCGTCCGTCGCTGCTGAACCGTGGGCAGGCCGATGGCGTCGGCTCGCGCTATACCGAGATGGCCGACCGCGGCGAGCTGGCAGTGCTGGGCGACCAGACAGTGCCCGTCGCCCTCTGGCTGGCCGAGGTGGTGCGCCACGTTGAGGGCGAGACGATCGCCGCCCTGCTGGCCGATCGCTACAAGGCCTCTGAGCTGGGCGAGGCCCTCGACCGGGCCGGCATCCGCGTCCCTGTCACCTGGCGCGGGTTTGGCTTCAAGGATGGCGGAGAGGACTGCGAGCGGTTCCGCCGCGCAGCCTATGACGGCCGAGTGAAGTCTGCTCCGTCGCTGCTGCTGCGCTCCGCCTTCGCCGATGCCGTCTGCCTGCGGGACCCCGCCAACAACATCAAGCTCGCGAAGGCGCGCAGCACCGGCCGCATTGACGCGGCAGCCGCTTCCGTCCTGGCGGTGGCGGAGGGTGCCCGGCAGACCGCTCGCCCTGCCAAGAAGCCGGGGAGGGTTGCATGGGCGTGACCTACCACCGCTTCTCCCGTGCCGCGCAGAAGGATCGCCGCTGGCCCGCGCTCCGGCTGGCGGCCAAGCGCCGTGACGGCTTCGCTTGCGTCCAGTGTGGCGCAGTCGGCCGGCTCGAAGTCGATCATGTCCAGCCCGTGCGGACGCACCCCGACCTGGCGTTCGACCTGGACAATTTGCAGTGCCTTTGCCCGGCCTGCCATAGCCGCAAGACCCGACTTGAATGTGGGCATCCCCCGCTAAGTCCTGAGCGCCAACAGTGGCGCGATTTACTATCGAGAGGATCTATCAATGCTTGAGAGTGTGAAGATTAGCCGGCGCCAGTCGGAGATCCGGCAGGAGCTGGCCGTGCTGGTCGGCAAGTCCGCGCCGACCGAGGATGAGACCCGCTCCATGGAGACCCTGGACGCGGAATACCGCGGCAACGAGACCCGCTACCGTGCGGCCCTGATCGCCGAAGACACGGAGCGCCGCGACGCAGGCGCCGACCTGGAGACCCGCGACGGCAAGGACTGGGCCGACCTGATCGGCAAGTTCGAGCTGCGCCAGGTTGCGCTCGCCCTGGACGAGGGCCGCGCCCTCGACGGTGCCACGGCCGAGGTGGTGAGCGAGCTGCGCTCCCATGGCGGCTATCGCGGCATGCCGGTGCCGTGGGCTGCGCTGGAGAAGCGTGCGGGCGAGACCATCGCCAGCGGCACCCCGGACCCGATCCGTACCGCGCCGATCATCGACCGCATCTTCGCGGATTCCGCCGCGGTGCGCATGGGCGCGCAGATGGTCAACATCGACCACGGCGAGGTGGAGTACCCGGTCACGACGGCCGGCGCCACCGTCGGGTGGCAGACCAGCGAGACCGGAGCTGTCGGTGCGCCGAACGCTTACGAAACAATCGATCGCCCGCTGAAGCCCGACAATACCCTCGGCGTGCAGATGCGGCTCACCCGAAAGTCGCTGAAGCAGACGGGCGCGGCCCTGGAACAAGCGGTGCGCCGCGACATGAACGGGGCGATCGCCGAGGCCATGGACAAGGCCGTCTTCCTCGGCGCCGGCAGCTCCGGCGAGCCGACCGGCATCTTCACCCTGGCCGGCCTGTCGCCTGCCGTCATCACCAGCGTGCCGGTCGACGCTGCCGCTTCCTGGGCTGTCTTCCGCGAGGCCGTGGTGGCGTTCATGACCGCGAACGCGGCGGCCAGCGCCTCGGCGGTGCGGATGCTGATCCGCCCGGAAGTGTGGGCCGACCTCGACGACGACCTCGTGACCGGCACCGCCGTCTCGGAGTGGGACAGGCTGACCCGCAACATCCCTGCCGGCAACATCGTCATGTCGTCGAATGCAGTGGCGGCGCCGGACGGCTCGCCCGCAGAGACCTCGGCGCTTCTGACGACCTCAGCCGGGGGCGTCGCCCCCATCTTCGTCGGGACCTGGGGCGCAATCGACCTGATCCGCGATCCCTACTCCGACGCGGCTTCCGGCGGTCTGCGACTGACCGCGCTGGCAACGATGGACGTCACCGTCAGCCGCGGCGTGCAGCTCACCGTCCTGACGGGCATTCAGTGATGCTGCACGGCTTCGCAGGCGGCGGGCTGGAGCTGCGCCGGCAAAGCGACGGCTCCGCTCGCCTGCGGGGCCGGTTCCCCTATGGAAAGGCGGCGGTCCTGTCGGATGGCGGCAGGACCGGCCGCCCCCGCAAGGAACGCTTCGCGCCGAAGGCCTTCGCCTACCGGGTGGAAGATCCGAAAGAGGATATTCACCTGTTAGTCGGCCATGACTTCGGCTTTCCCCTGGCAAGCAAGTTGACCGACACGCTCAACTTCCGGGATACAGATGAAGCGTTGTTCTTCGACGCGAGCATTCCTCAGGCCGTGGCGGAGACCCAGCACGGGCGCGACGCACTGGCGCTGCTCGCCGCCGGCCTGGCGATCGGTCTGAGCCCCGGCTTTCGTGTCCCCCCGCGGCGGGCCGTGGCAGATGCCGAGACGATCGAGGAAGAGCCCGACGACGGAACGCTCGACGAAGACGGCCAGCCCCGACGCGGCGCGATCATTCGGACGGTCAAGGCGGCGCTGCTCTACGAGCTGAGCATCGTCACCCGGCCGGCCTACACCGAGGCGCAGGTGGAGGCCCGGTCCTGGGCCGTCACCCCGGAGCCCCTCGACGCCGGCCTGCACCGTGCCTTGAACCGATGGAGGGCCTAATGGCTACCGTCACCCTACAGCAGCGCGAGGCCTTGCCGGCGAGTTACCCAGACCTCGGCAGCCCCTCGCCCCTGTCACCCGCCGCTCAGGCCCTCGACCCGGCCGAAGTCTGGCAGCGGCTGGAGGCCTACATTGCGCACCGCTTTACCGAGCGCGAAGTCGTCTGGGTGGTGGAAGGACCGGGAGAATGGCACCCGCCGCTCCGGCCGGCCGCCATCACCAGCACCGAGGTTTGGAGCGGCGCGGACGCCTGGGAAGAGGTAGGCCTGCCCCCGGCCCCTCTCGGCGGCTATTTCCTGCCAGGGACGGGGCCGTACAGGTTCGTTGCCGAAGTCGGCGGCGGCTCGCCCGCACCCGAGGTGCCTGCCGCGCTCCTGGGGGCCTTCCGTCGTCTGGCGGAATACATGGCAGCACCCGCCCGCACGGCCGGCACAACGCGCGAGAGCACCAGCGTGGGCTCGCTGACAGTCCAGCGCAGCTACTCCGCCTCCTGGCAGGCCGAGGCCCTGTTGAACAGCGGCGCGGCCGACCTGCTGCGACAATATCGGAGGGCGACTTGATGCTGAACATCTGGCCCTTCAAGCGAGACAAGACTGAGAAGCGGGCTTCCGGCTCCGGCTTCACCGCCGAGATCATGGCGGCGCGCGAGAGCTACATCTCCGGCCGGCGCGGCGTCGCCGAGCTGACGGCCACGGCGCAGAGCTGCATCTCCCTGTGGGAAGGCGGCCTCGCCCTGGCCGACGTGGAAGGGACCGACCTGCTGACCCGGCGCGTCCTGGCCCTGGCAGCCCGCTCCCTGGCGCTACGGGGCGAGGCACTCTTCTTGATCCGCGAGACTGGCCTTGTGCCGTGCAGCGATTGGGATCTTCGGACAAAGGACGGCCGGCCCACCGCCTACCGCGTCTCCGTCTCCGAGGCCGGCGGCGGCTCGACCCAGACGGCGCTCGCGGCCGAGGTAGTGCACGTTCGCCTCGGCGCCGACGTTGCAGCCCCCTGGATCGGCACCGCACCGCTACGCCGGGCAAGCCTGACAGCAGGGCTACTCCAGGCCGTCGAGACTGCGCTGGCCGAGGCCTACGAGTACATGCCGCTCGGCTCCCTCATCGTGCCCTTCCCGGAGGCGCCAGAGACCGACCTGGAGGCCCTGGGCCGAGGCTTCCGGGGCCGGCGCGGGCGTGTCCTGCTGCGCGAGAGCGTCTCCGTCTCCGCTGCCGGCGGCCCGCAGCCCCGCGACGACTGGCGGCCGTCCGACGTGACCCCGGACCTGTCGAAAGCAATGACCAGCGAGACCCTGCGAGCGGCGCGTGCCGGCATCTGTACCGCGTTCGGCGTCCTGCCGGCGCTCTTCGACACCGCGGCGCAGGGACCGCTAGTGCGAGAGGCGCAGCGACACCTTGGCGTCTGGACCCTGGAGCCGATCGCCGCCCTGCTGGCCGAGGAAGCATCCGAGAAGCTGGGCGCGCCCGTCGCCCTCGACGTGCTCCGCCCCTTACAGGCCTACGACGCAGGCGGCAGGGCGCGGGCTGTCTCGACCATGGTCGAAGCGATGGCGCGAGCGAAGGAAGCCGGGCTCGCGCCGGGCGACCTGGGCGCAGCGCTCCGGCTGGTCGACTGGAGGCAAGAGTAAGGGCTGGCCCCCCGCGCCGCGTTTCTGCATCTGGCGGCGCATAGGCTGGGATTAGACGGCGAGTGCCCGGTGGCAGCCTCCGAAAACCCCGTCTGGCCGCGGCGGCTTTCCTTCAGCTGCGCGGCGGCCCGCTACCTACCCGGCGATGCCGAGGCGGTAGTGCTGGCATTCGTGCGGAGCCGGGGGCGGTGCCCTCGGCTCCTCTCACCTGACTGAGATCGTGATGGACACCATGCCCCCCGACTTATGGACCGTAGCCAAGGGCTTTGCCGGTCCCGTGATCGCAGCCGGAGCCGGCCTCCTGATTCGCTGGGCAGACGATACCAGGAAGGGAGACCGCCTCACGTGGCGCCGCGTCGCCTTCGAGGTGCCTTCCGTGGCCGGCCTGGGGATCATCGGCGGCGCAGGCGCTACCCTGCTGGGCGCCCCTGCGGAAGTCTCCTGGGGCCTTGCTGCGCTCCTGGGCCACCTGGGCACGGCCGGAGTGGTGCGCCTGCTGCTGCTGGTGAGGCGCGGGGAGAGCTGAGGGTCACGGGCTGGGGCAGTGCCTTATTCTTCTTGGGTGGTAGCCATCTCTAGCTGTGCCTTCGCCCACATTGCGGCATCGGCCTCCTTAGTCGCATGCCCTCGCGGCAGGCCGGTTTCGTCAATGACTTCCCAGCCGCCGGTACCAGCGGCCACCGGCTGAACCTTCCAGCCCCACCCCCGTTCCGCGCTTACCCTGTTGAAGGCCTCCGCCGTGCCGAGAGGCGGCAGATTACTCAGGTCCTTGGTTCCCCCCCGACGCTGAAGCAGTTCGAGGTGATGCTGTTCAAGCTCAAAGCGCCACTGCCTATCGCCCATCTGGACCAGGCGCCCGTGAAAGGTCGTGTTGGCATCCGGCGAGAATGCAACGACGAGGTCGTCCCCCTTGTAGCCTTCGGGAACGAGATGAAGCTGCTTTCCCGAGGGCGACCTGATTAGCAGAAGGTCGTTCTCGCCAAGGCTCTTGGCGTCTTCGTCAAACGTCAGCACGGCGCCGTGCTGTAGTACTTCGGTATCTGCCGCGCAGCCGCGGATCATGCCTCGCTTTTCCAACTCCGTCATGATGCTCTCCTTTCGCGAGAGAGGATGCCACGCAAGACAAGCATTGCCTCGCGCCCTCTGTGATCACTTCTTCGAGCGGTGGCCAGTTGCCTTGAGACGGGCCGTTAGGTGGTTGACAAGCTGTTCACGCGAGCCGTTCAGTTCCGCAAGGCATGCGTCAATGATGGCGTCCGGCGACTGCTCAAAAATACGCCGGTTACTGGCGTAGGCGCTGGCGATCATGTCATGGAGCGCGTCGTCGAAGACCTCCCAGACATGAGTCTGCATCGAGGCTTCGTCATCTTGGTAGCGAACCCGGATGCCGCCGCCGCCGTCTATGGAAATGTCGCCAGGATACAGTAGCTCTATGCCGGCATCGGTCAGCACCCGCACCAACTTCTTCAGTGTGTCGTCATTCACGTTGATCGTGCCCGACATGCGCTCGATGCGCTTGATCGTTTCCACGGACAAGCCGGCACGCTTGGCAAATTCCGCCTGATCGATCTTGAGCAGGGCGCGCGCCATGCGGAGCTGTTCAGCGTGCATTGGAATACCTCTGCAGTGTCTCGTCTTGACCTAGGAAGAGTTACGCTATAAGGGTGTATCAGATTGCCCGTGAGGTGTAAACATGGCTAAGCAGCGCACCACCTTCCGCCAGGCCGACGTGACCCGCGTGGTCCGGGGCGCTCAGGCTGCCGGGCTGGAGGTGCTGCGCGTCGATGTTGATTTCGTCGCCGGCAAGGTCGCCATCTTCACCGGCTCCGAAGCGGCCGACCCGCCGACAGCCTTCGACGAATGGAAGACGCGCCATGCGGGTTAGGCTGAAGGGCATCAACAGGGTTTCAAAGCGCCTCTCAGACGGCCGCAGCGTCACCTACTGGTATGCGTGGAAGGGCGGGCCGAGGCTGCCGGGCAAGCCGGGCGACCCCGAGTTCATCGCTGCCTACAACGCGGCCGCGGCACAGAAGGTGTTGCCGCCGACAGGAACGCTCCTCTCGATCCTGCAGGGCTTCCAGCTCTCGCACGAATTCCTCGGCCTCGCTGATCGGACCCGTTCCGACTACGTGCGGCAGATCAAGCTGATTGAGAAGGAGTTTGGTGACTTCCCCCTGTCCGCCATGACCGACCGTCGGACCCGCGGCGAGTTCATGGCGTGGCGTGACAAGCTGGCGCTGCGCTCGCGCCGACAGGCGGACTATGCCTGGGTTGTACTGGCCCGCGTTTTGTCCTGGGCGCTCAACCGCGGCCTAGTCGCTGCTAACCCCTGCGAGAAGGGCGGCCGGATCTACCGCGGCAGCCGGGCGGACAAGGTCTGGTCGCTCGATGACGAGCTGGCGTTCCTCGCAAAGGCGCCCACTCACCTGCATCTGCCGTTGACCCTCGCACTCTGGACCGGGCAGCGGCAGGGCGACCTGCTGCGGCTGCCCTGGTCGGGCTACGACGGGACGAAGATCCGGCTGCAGCAGTCCAAGACCAGCGCCCGCGTCTCCATCCCGGTCGGTGCGCCGCTGAAGGCCGCGCTCGACGCTGCCGAGAGGACGAAGAAGAGCCCCGTCATCCTGACCACCGCCGAGGGCAAGCCCTGGACCGCGGACGGCTTCCGCAGCTCCTGGCGCAAGGCCTGCGCGGCGGCGGGCGTGACGGGCGTCACCTTCAACGATCTGCGAGGGACGGCCGTGACGCGGCTCGCCCTGGCGGGCTGCACCGAGGCGGAGATCGCGACCATCACCGGCCATGCGCTGCGCGACGTCCGCTCGATCCTCGATGCACACTATCTGCACCGCGACCCGGCGCTGGCCGAGGCGGCTATCAGGAAGCTCGAAGCGCGAACGAAAGTTCCCAACTGA